TCGAGGACAACACCAAAACGAAGGCGCGCAGAGAGGAACTGTGTGCCATTTAGTGTTTGAAATGCTAGTCAAGAAGAAGCATCGAAAACACTATGATCGCATAGTTAAAGCAAATAGCATTGACGGTAGCCCAGCTATCGTTAGGCTTGTGATGAAGCACCTCAGACAAATGGAGAAGTCGTCTGATCTACCAATGACAAACGAGGAGAACACGACCTTGGTTTGGGACATGATTATGGTTGGATTAAAGTATGATTTCTTTGGCTGGGGAGGCAAGGTCGATAATCCAGAGTTTGAGTTTTTGCTTGAGAAAGATGATCCTAAATACAAGATAAGAGGATTTATTGACAAACCAGTAGTCTACAAACGTGGTAAAAAAATAAAGATTGTAGATTACAAGAGCAGTAAATACAAATTCAGAGGAGAAGAGCTGCACTCAAATGTTCAAGCTATGGCTTATACTCTTGCAGCTAAAAAACACTGGCCGGGATATAAACCCACCGCAGAATTTCTGTTTTTAAGATTCCCTAAAAGCCCCGTGCAGCAGCTTGAGTTTACGGAAGAACAGCTTAAAGGATTTGAGTATTATCTATCTTATGCTTACTTTAAGATAAATAATTTCTCAGAAGATGATGCGTGCTCAAATTACGCAGCAGATTCAAAGAAAAGCGCGTGGATGTGCAAAGTTGGAAAGTGGCGTTGCCCTTATATTGACGCTTATGATTATTATTCTTTGCAGGACAAGGAAGGAAATCAAGTAGCGTCTAGCTTTAAAAAGTACGAACTTGAAAAGATTAAGGTTAAAGGCCAAAAGATCAAAAAACAAAAATACGAAGGATGTCCAAGGCATGCAGATGCTGGTGATATCTTAGATATTTTCTCTTAAAAAAGTTTTTCTGATAGATTAGATGCAAGACATCTTTCACATCTCTTAAGCTTTTTAAGTGATCTGATTCATTACCGCTGCATACAAGATATGCTTCAGCAGGCATTCAGACGTTTAATATTCTCCGCCCCTATGTGCTTCTTGGTCAATAGGCACAAGATGCCTTTCTTCAGACATGCGCAAGGGGCGGGGAAAATAATTTCTTGACAACCTACCAGAATCGTGCCAGAGTCTATTTATGTCTGAGGTTCTTCCCTTATTCAAATCTCATTACAGCGTAGGCAAGTCCATATTGACTCTGTACCCACAGGGTTCTTCTGATGGCACTGGCCCAGATTCTGTAATTGATATTTGCGCTGACAACAAGCTAGATCACTTTTATCTAGTAGATGACAGCATGACGGGGTTCATGGAGGCATATCAAAATTCACTTGAAGCCAAAATTGATTTAAGATTTGGATTGATAATTAACATATGTTCAGATGTAACAGTTAAAAACAAGGATTATAACCTCTTAGAATCAAAGTGCGTTATTTTTTGCAAGAACAGAAAAGGCTATGAAAAGCTCTTAGATATAGCATCTTTTGCTTCAACAGAGGGTTTCTACTACAAGCCAAGGATTGATTACAAATATCTGAACGAAAACTGGTGTGACGAAAGCTTAACTTTGGCAATACCTTTTTATGATTCGTTTATTCATAAAAATAAATTCAAGATGAGCAACATTGTTCCAGACTTCTCTGTTATAAAACCTATATTTTTTCTAGAGAGCAATGATCTTCCTTTCGATGATACTCTGAGGGAGCACGTTTTTAAATATTGCGACAATAACTATCAAACTCAAGAGGTAAAAAGTATTTACTATAAAGACAGAAAAGACTTTGAGGCATATCTTACATTTAGATGTATATCTGACTCAAGCCCGGGCAGGGCTAAAAAGACTCTGTCTAAACCCGGATTTGACCATATGTGCTCAAACGAGTTTTCTTTTGAAAGCTGGGCCGAAGCAAACAAACGCACTAAATCAATCGCATTGACTCGCAAAAAATCCTCAAACACTAGAAAAGCTTCTGGCAATACAAACAAAGATTATAAAGAACTCAATGAAAGTTACGGCATATGAGAAAGTTTAAATTAGCTCAATCTTTAATTGACAGGGCACAAGCTAGAGCAGATAAACTGCCGCTACTAAATAATTCCATAAGAAAAGGAGAAGGGGCGCTAGTAGCTTATATTGGCGAGGAAATAGCAAAACACGTACTCGGAGGAGAAATAAAAGATACTTACGATTACGACTTAGTATATCACAATCCCTGCTCCGGCCATTTTACAGTTGATGTAAAAACCAAGGAGAGAACCGTTGCTCCCCGTCCGAACTACAACTGCACGGTGGCTGATTTTAATCCAAACCAAGACTGCGACGAATATGTTTTTGTAAGCGTGATGAAAGATTTGAGTTATGCTTGGTATCTTGGCAAAATAGATAAGTCTGAGTTCTATCAGAAAGCTAGATTTTATAAAGAGGGCGACTACGACCCAGATTCACCTCCCAGAAAAAGCTTTTATTTCAGAGCAGACTGCTACAACATTCCTATTAGAGACTTAAATGGATAAGGATTTTTTTACTAACGATCACAAACATACTTTGGTTTTCATGGATTTGGAAACCTTTAATGTTAATCTTAACTTTTACAACAACCGGCCTTGGCAGGTTGGCATGATTAAAGTTGTAAGAAAGGACAACGTTGCTGAGTCATGCGACAGGATGGTCAAGTGGGACTGCGGCCTAAAGATTTCCGACGAAGCTGCTAGAATAACTAGATTTGACAAAAAGAAGTTTAATAAGCTCGCCGAAGAACAAGAGGAAGTGTTTCCAATGGTTTATGATTGGCTTGATTCATGTGACTATATAGTTGGCCATAACATATTAGGATTTGACATGTATCTAATCAGAGACTGGTGCAAGATGCACAACAAGCCTTACAACCATTTATTTAAAAAATGCATAGATACCCTAGCTATTGGAAGAGGCATACGGACAGAACATTACTTCAAGAAAGACGAAGGTAATTTCTTTGAGTACCAATATAGAATGTTGACGCACAGAGTCAAAGGCATCAGAACATCATTAACAGAACTTGGCAAGTATTATAACATTGACCATGATTACTCAACCTTACATGACGCAATAAACGATTTGAAGCTTAACCTAAAGATTTGGAGAAAATTAAAATTAGAAATGAGTAAAATTTAGGCATATAATAACTATATGCCCAGCATGGACTTTGCATACGATTTAATAGAAAAGCTATCAGAAGAAGATGACGTAGATTACGCCATCATAATACTTAGGCAGGGTCAAAAACAAGATAAGCTGGATTTTTTCTACAGATTTGAACGTGAGAGTAAAGAGACTTTAAAAGTTTTAAGAGATAGATTAGAGGACATACTAGAAGAAGATGGAGACAGTAAAGGAGAACAAAAGTCAGAACCTCCAAAGCCGCCAAAAAAGAAACGCGGGAGGCCAAGAAAAAAGAAAGACTGACTTTTCAAGCAGTTTCAAAAAGTTAAACCTTGAAATACACGGAGTTCGTTTACCGAAATTCGAGATTCAAGAAGAGTACCTTGAGCTGGTAGAGAAGCCAGAAGAGATTACTGACACTTATAGCTTTTTAGTTGCATTATGTCAGAAGAAGTTCAAATCTCTTAACTACAAGAAAGGCACTCCAGAGCACAAAAAGTATTCCGACAGAGTTCATTATGAGCTTGAAATATTAAAAGAGCTTGGCTTTGTTGATTATATACTTCTAGTTTGGAAAGTAATTTATTTTTGCAACTCTAAAGACATCCCAGTTGGATTAGGCCGTGGGTCTGCCGCTGGTAGTTTTATTTTGTATCTTTTGGGAGTAACCGAGATTGATTCTGTTAAGTATGATTTATTCTTTGAGAGATTTGTTTCAAAAATCAGAGCAAAGAAAACTGTAATTGATGGAGTTACATACTTGGACGGCTCTCTGATGTGCGATATAGACATGGATGTATGTTACTATCGCCGTAAAGAAGTGTTAAGGTATCTTGATGAGGAGTTTGAAGGTAAGACGGCTAAAATCAGAACTCTAAACACTTTAAGCGGCAAGCTGGTTATTAAGGAGTGCGGCAAAACAGTTGAAGATAAATCTGAAACTGAAATGAATCGCGTATCAGCTTTAATTCCCAAAGTTTTTGGAAAGGTGATGGACATATCCGAAGCCTATGAAGAAGTTCCAGAGTTCAAGCAGTGGTGCGATAAAAACAATAGGACTTACACAAACGCAAATAAAATAAAAGGCTTGGTGAAGAACAAGGGAGTTCACCCATCAGCAATACTTTTATCTTACGACAACATCACAAAGAGCTGTCCGCTTGAGTTTGATTCTGATAAAGAAATTATATCTTCATTCAACATGGACTGGTCTCAAATGTTCAACGTTAAGTTAGATGTTTTGGGCTTGAGGACTGTCTCTGTTGTAGACCAAGCTTGTAAGATCATTGGCATTAAAGTTGGCGACATAGACTTAAACCATGAAAGCATATATCAAAGTCTATATGACCTTAAACACCCTCAAGGAATATTCCAGATAGAAGCTAGAGCTGCGTACGAAGCCTGCAAAAAGGTAAAGCCGAAGAGTCTAGAAGAAGCAAGTGCGGTGCTTGCGCTCGCAAGACCCGGAGCTTTAGCTTTCGTTGATCAGTATGCTAACTTCACTAATAACGACGTTTACGAGCCTATTCACCCCTTCTTTGACGATATCCTAGGCGCAACTGGAGGTGTTTGCTTGTATCAAGAGCAGATGATGAAGATGGCTCACAAGGTTGGGTTTACTCTTGATGAAGCGGAGTTATTGCGTCGTATAGTTGGAAAG